GTCATTCGCGCCAGGCACCTGCATGTCGTCCATCAGCAACCAAATCTTTGCCGCGTCATCCGGGTCAAAGAGGTCGGTCGCCTCGATGGTCGAAAAGTCAGGATAGCCGCTTGCGCTCACGACGTCGGACGTGTGGCCAGAGAGCATCCAGTACGGAGAGTCCAAAAAGGCATCTCGAGTCAACTCGTCGATCTGCTGGGTCATAGAGAGGCCCAGCGCACCGCGCGCGATGTTTCGGATGTCGCCGCCGCTCTGACGCCAGTAGGTGACCAAGGGGTCATACTTGTGCAAGGACACCTTGCCGCCATAGCTGGCGCAGTCAATCGAGATTTGCCGGCTGTCGAAATACTGCGTCGAGAGCCAGAGCGCACGGTTGTCGATCGTGGACTTGTCATAGTCCAGGTCATAGATTTCCGTAAAGCTCATAGACTCTGCATTGTTCTGCAACATCGAGACAGCGAACGTAGCGAACTGAGCGTATACGTTGTGTCGCCGGAACTGCTCAGCAAGGTCCGGGACGTAGTACGGAATCGTCTTGCGGTCGATACCAGACCACGGCTCGGTGCCGTAATAGGTATCAAACCCTGTTAGCGAATATGCCATAGTAGGCCTCCTGTTTAGCTATTCTGCTGCCCCGGAGGAGTTGGTGGGCGCGTACCGCCCCAGGCACCGGGCATTCCTGGCGCCACGCTGTCGTCAATGGGTTGCACCGTGCGAGGCGCATTGGCCGATGCCGGCGTTTGCCCCGCCGCCCGCTGCATGCTCGAGTAGTCTGACTGCAACGGGTCTCTGAACTCTCCGCGCCCGAGGGACGCATAGCCAAAGTCGGGATGGTTTGCGGAGATCGCCTTCCACCGATTGAACTCTACCGGGTCTCGTTTCCACAGATCCTCATCCATTAGATGGTCCATCACCTGCTCGTAGGTGGGAGTCAATGGATTGCCGCCAGGGGCAGGGGTTGCTCCAGGGGTGGCGCCGGCGATGTTCTGGCGTACCTGCTGGTCGGCCTGCTGCGCGACCTGGTTGCCGAGGCGCTGACGTAGCTCTGTAAAGACTTGCCGCTGCGCTTCGGGCGTATCTGCCCTTGCGACATAGGGGGCGACATTGGCCAGCTCGGGGTACTCTGTGTTGACCATGTGGTAGAAAGCCGCCTCTCGCTGTGCTTCTGCGAGCTGCGCTTCTGTTTGCGATAGCGTTACACGAGCGACGTTTGCCGCCTGCTGCCACTGGTCCAACTGCTGTGTGAGTTGCCCGGTCTGTTGCTGTGCCTCCTGCGCCTGCTGCTGCGCTGCTTGCAAGTCTGCTACAGTTTGTTGAAGAACACGCTGCTGGCCCGTATAACGAGCCTGCCATGTGTCCTGCTGATCCGATTGAGACTGAGGGGCAGCCTGCTGCACAGGGGCCTGTTGCGGCTGGCTCTGCGGCTGGCCCTGCGGTTGGCTCGGCTGCGCGCTCTGTGGTTGCGCGGCCGGGTTACCCTGCGGGGTTGCTCCGGTAGGTGCCTGGGCCGGTTGGGCCTGCTGTCCAGGGGTTTGTGCCTGCTCTTGGCTCATTTTTTACTTCTCCTTGTGATTGCTCCCACGTGGGAGCGATTATGACGTCGGCACGCTCTTTGGTGCCGATCCTTTTCCTTGTTGCTGGTTGCGCTGCATCTGTCCAGCCTCTGCGACCTTTACGAGCTGCTCTGTCTCGTCCTGGACGTCCTTCTCGATACGGGCAACCTCTTCCTCGATCCATTCTGTCTCGCGGTCCTCAAGCATCTCTACCGCTCGGTAGGTGCTGATCAGCCCCGCCGCCTTGCGAGTCACGGCCTCGTTGACGTCGCCCTCTCTGTCTCTCGGTAGCATAGACGCCCACACCGGGAGGGTATCATAGTCAACCATTCGCTCTGTGATGTTGTAGTTGCCTTTGTTTGCCGCCACGATCAGCGCCTTGCGGTGCAGGCTGCGAAAGCTATCACCCCAAAATCCCCTGGTGGCTCTCACGGCGCTCGACAGTGGCCACATACGGAAGGCCAGGGTCAGTGCGCTGCGCTGGCTCCCCTCATCCTGCCCATAGCTGACCGGTGGAGTGAACATACTCGCCCTGGTCAAGACCAACAGATTCTCAATCCAGTCTGTAGTCCCTACAGGGATATCACCACCGGCCACTGTGAACACGTCTGGTTCCTTTGCCTGGCCGGGCGCTGTCATTCCAAGGTCATTCAGACCGGTACGTGTTAGACGCTCCAGGCCCTGGTGTCCCTTGTGCCGGTTCCGCAGAAACTTGTACTGGTGTGTGGCCTCCAGCACCGCATCGCCCAAGTCGGCCATCTTTTCATTGTAGGTGTCCTGCATCTTGAGCGCATCGCGCCCAAGCGGAATCCCGTAGAAGCTACCTGACCTGTCCCTTGGGAAATACTCAACCGGTATGATCCCTAGCCCACTCCTGGGATCCTTGAACGGATTGGGACCGCTCATCGAGAACCGGTGCCCTGCATCCCAATAGGCCTCCTGATCACCCACGGACACGCTGACATAGTGTGGTGTCCAGTGCTCTCGGACAACGTGCACAGACTGGTCATCTGGAACCTCGACGTGAAAGCGCCTCTTTGCTGCATATCCATCGACCTGGTAGGCAATGAAGCACTCGAGTACGTTGTGATAGTCGTCCGGGTCCCACACCGGGTAAAACGCATCTGCCGGCACGATGCGCAGCAGCACGCGCCTGTGAACAGGGTGCCACACCACCCGAAAGACTACACCGCCCAAGATCATCCCAAGCAGCCCAGCCTCAAGCAACATTGAGTTGCGCGAGCTGTCCCTCCAGATACGGTCAAGGGCCGTCTCTACCTGTGGCGCATCCACATTCTTGGACCTGCAACGAAAGGAGAGCACATCATCCTCAAACTCTCCAAACAGAGTAGCGCGATGGTTCGCACAAGCCGTAGAAAACAGGTTGATGGCCAACGGAAACTTGAGATCGTCTTGGCGGCTGGTGATCGTCTCGTCAAAGACCGTTCCGTTGTAATACTCCCACATCTCCTGGTACGTTTGTGCCTGGCGCTGCCATTCCGCGTTGTGGTAGGAGTCTGGCGGCTCTGGATGCACGTCTTTGTACGCCTTACTGGTCCAGGATTTAAACATATCGACAATGCCCATAAGCCATTACCTCCGTGGGCGCGCGTCTAGCTGTGAGCGAGAATACTCTGGCTGTCCGTCATCTTCCTCGGTATCCACTATGTCAGGACCAAACTCGTCCCAAATGCGCCACTGGCGCAGCCACTGCGCGGCAACCATCAAGCAACTCACGATGTCCTGCGAGAGCTTGGTATCCGGCAACTCATAGGCCGTAAGCTGCGATCGCATGCCGCGAATGAATGGAAACTTGAACAGCCCTCGCTGCATAATCTGGATCGCCGCCTGCAATGCCTCCATCTTTTTGTTGCCGCTCATATCTGCCCCCTCGACGAGCATCTGTTGGCCGTGTAGACCGAGCGTAAATGCGTACTCTGCAAAAGACTTCTGTGGCCCGGTAGCCTCTACCGCCGCATTGAACCCGCAACGGTAGTATTCCCACCACGTTTTAAACTGTACCTCAAAGTTCTCATAGCGCCCGTTCCCGCTTACCCACGCGAACGCAACCATCTTTGCAACGCTGCCAATGTCAAACGGAAACCCGGTGACGTCAAAGACCATGATCACGCCGGCATTTCTCTTGGGCACGTTCCCGGTTCCGGGGTCCCCAATGATCAGGTATTCGTGCCCTACCAGGTACGGGAGCGAGAATCGTATCACTCCCAGGCGGCTGGTCTCCTCGTATACAGCACCAGAGACTTTGGCTTCTGCCGAAGAAAAAGCCAGGTCATTGAGCAGCCAGTCCTCACACGACTGGACCACGTGAAGAGGAAAGTAGACCCCTCGCCCAACAGGTCGCTGACCATCCATCTCAACCGCGCGAATCTCTTCGGGGATATCCTCTTCCATCAGAGCGATATCGCGCGCGCTTAAGTGCGGGTTGTCTGCCGTCCTGACCGTGAATGACAGGTAGTTTGGATTTTCACCGTCCAGGCCCCTATCAAAGCGCTCCCACAGATCCGGATTGTCCGTGGCCGTGGTCGCCATCGAGAGCCTACCCAGGCGCTGCCGGCCGAGCGGTGTCTTGCCGCGGAGGCGGGTACGCATAATCGCCATCGTCTGCCGCAGGGTGTTGATAAAACCAAATTCGTCGCCGTGCATCCAGTCGCCCTCCCACCCTCTCAAGCGACTGATATCGTCCTGGGCAGTCATAAAGCGCATCTCGCTGCCGTTATAGAGCTCTATCACCGGGTACGGCTTGCGCGCCACTCTGGTAATGAACTTTTCGTGAAACCGCCCCGCCTCCGAGAACCGCAGGATCGCATCGTACATCAGCGTAGCCTGCCAGCTCGTGGGCGCCACATCCATAAACTGGAACCCCTCTGTCATCGCACACCACGTCGCCGCGCTGATCGCAACCCCGATGGTTTTCCCGCTACCGACCCCGCCTATTGTCGAGATGTTCGGCTGCATCGCGTGATGTAGCAGCAACTGCCAATCCTGGAACTTGAACCCGGCAAAGTAATACTCGGTGAATGCGCTGCCGTTTTCCTCGGCAAGCTGCATTACCTCTAGGTCCGAATTTCGTAGTGGCACCTACTTCTTGCCTCTCTCGTACCACCAGAGGAAAAGCACGTATAGAATTAGTGGCCAAAACATATCTGGACCAAGAGGTCTCTTTTTCAAAGTTCTCTCCAAACAAAAAGCGCGCCACCAAAGAGATCGGGAGTTCTCTTGGTGGCGCGCCGGGGAAGCCGGGGGGCCTGGTGTTATGCGATTGTTATAGCAGAAGCGATCCTATCCTCTTTACCAGCGTTGCAACGATCAGCATCAACTGGTGTCCGGGCAGTCCATGCGCTCCTTCCT